CCGATGAATCGACGCGCAACGGTTACAAGTGTAAAGAGTTTTCAAGAGGCGACCACGCCACGCGAATACGAGGAAGCCCTGCGGGATGCCGGGTTGTCGCGTTCATTCGCAAAGCACATCGTCGCAATGATTCGTCCAAATCTGCGGGATGCAGACGGGCAAGACCAGACCGCTATGCAGGAAGCAATTCTCAAGGCAATACGTGATGAGAAAACGCGCTTCAATCTTAGCGGCATCTTATAACGCAATTAACGACGAAGGGAGAATAGAAATGGAAGTGAAAACCGAAGTTACCAATCAGGTCGAAGAGGCTGTGGTTGGTGCGGTAAAGACTGAACTCAAGTCCTTTGGCGATGACATCAAGAAGGTGCAGGATGCACAGGGCAAGGATTACGAGGAACTGAAGGCGCTGGTGGATACGATGGAAACCCGCACCGATGGCCTCGATGTTGACAAGTTCAACAAACTGACTGACGCACTTACCACGCGGCAGGAAGCGATTGACGACCTTACCGGCCAGATGACCAAGCGGATTGACGGTATTGAAACCGCCAGTCAGCGCCCCGGTGGAAGTGTGGAGGACGTGCCTAGTGCTGAACTGTTTGCCGAGGCAAAGGCGTTTACCGGTGCGCGTCTTGGCGCACAGAACAAGCTGCCTAGTCGTCAGGATGCGATGGAAGGTAAGACCCAGGATGAAGTGATTGAAGAGAATACTGACGTTGAAGCCTACAAGATGTATACCAAGGCGTTTGACCAGTATATGCGGACGGGTAACGGAACCGGCGTGAATGAGATCCCGCTGCGACCCGAACTTGCCAAGGCTCTTTCGATCGGCGCTGATCCTGATGGTGGTATTCTCGCGCCCCCGCGTATGCTTAACCTGATCGTGGATCTGTTCCGCGAACGTGATGCGATTGCTGATCTGTCGTCAAACGAGTCTACTAACACTGATGCTCTGAAGTTCCTTGTCGATCTTGACGACATCGAAGCAGAGTGGGAAGGTGAAACCACCAACCCCGATGACGTGACCACGCCTTCGCTGAAGGAACGCCGGATCATGGTCAACTGGCTTTCGACTCGTCCCACTGCTACCCAGCAGGAGCTTGACGATTCCCAGCGTGATACTGCTGCTTGGCTGTCTGCTAAGGTCGCTGATCAGTATGAGCGGAAGCTGGGAGCTGCTTATGTCACCGCCGATGGCGTGGGTAAGCCTAAGGGGTTCCTCGATTACGCTAACGGCACTGACAACTTCGGCACGGTCGAGCGCACTAATATGGGCGCTGCCGCTGCTATCACCACCGATGGCCTGCTTGACGTGCAGTTCTCGCTTTTGGAGAAGTTCATGGGGCGTGCTACTTGGGTGATGAATCGCTTGACTGTTAAGCATATCATGCAGCTTAAGGATGGTGACGGGCGTATGATTTGGAGTCCCGGTCTTACTACCGGCGCACCGTCGATTCTGCTTGGCGCTCCGACTCGGACATCTACTACGATGCCGGTTGTTGCTGCTGGCGCTCTTGCTATTGCATGGGCCGATTGGCGCGAGTTCTATATGACCGTAAGTCGTATGGGAATCAGTGTCTTACGGGACAATTTGACTCGTAAACCTTTCGTAGAATTTTATACGAGAGGGCGATTTGGCGGAGATGTCAAAAATTTTCAAAGTGGGAAAATCGGCGTGGTGGCTGCTTAACTGACGTTAATTAAAGAAAGGAGAATATATCATGGCTCTCAGAGATCTTTACAGCGGCCTCGGGTTTTTCGAAGCGCTGCCTGTTCGGGAATATTCGGAAACGGCCACTAACGGAACGACTATCGATCTGAAGGATTACGATGGTTGCCTTTTCCATGTTCATATTGGTTCGTTTACCGGTGTGCTGGATACCAGTTACTACACCATCCATGCACAGATCGGTGAATCGAACGCGGCTGGCACTATCGTGTGGTCTGACGTGCAGGCTTCACAGGTGCTTGACTCCGTTGTTGGTGAAGAAGGCGCGATCAGTGCCGTTACTCTCGGTGTGATCTTCTCGATCAATACCGCGCTGACCGATTCGGATACTGTCAAGCGTTTTGGTCTGCGAAATATTGGCACTCATCGTTACGCTCGGCTCCAGTGGTCTGCCGCTGCTGCCGGTAACGAGGTGTCCCTGACCGTGGGCGCAATCGCCGTGCTGGGTTACCCGCACTTCTGGCCTGTTGATGCTGCTATCGGCATTGACGCGCCTTAGTAAACTATAACGGGAGCGCGGTCCCCGGTGCTAACTCTCACGACTAGCGCCGGGGCCGCTCCGACAATAGAGAGGGGAGAACAATGGCTCTCAGTGATCTAGAAAAATATCAGGCTCAAGTTGGCCGGCATCAAGGTGCTGAATACTTCTACTTCAAAGCCGCTGCCGGTGGCGCGTTCGCTTTCTTTGAGGAAGTGGATGTTGCAGCCGAGCAGGTAATGTTGGGGTTGCTGTCACAACAGACGGTGAATTCCACCGTGTCACAGACTAATTCGTGGACTAGTGTTTCGCTGTTTACTGAATTGTCAAATTTCAGTGGGTATGGGATTGTCCCGTATATCGCTGCTACTACCGCTTCGCTAATGTCGATGAAGCTGCCGGTTGCTCGTAAGGGTGCAATTTTGCGCCTTGATTTCACGAGTTGTCTTGGTGACGCCAATATCTCGTTGTTCGCGGGAACGGGTGGTGCTGCCGGTGTGACTAGTGCCTCTTGCGAAACGATGGCAGGAGTTAATATTTCCTGTTTCAATATCAGTGCGATTGGTATGTTGACGCTAGTTGGCAAGAGCGCGGGTGTGTGGAGTGTGCTTGATGCTAATGATTCTGTGACTGTGCAGCCGCTTGCCTAATCGTTAATCAGGCCGGGAGGAAACAAGATGGTTAAAGTTCAATTCCACAAGGCGGCGAAGATGGCGCTTGACGGTATTAACGTCACGCTGTTCAAGCCGGGTGACGTGGTTTCGATGCCGGAAGCAATGGCCGCAATCGCTGTTGGCGAACCCCCGAAAGGACTTGCTGCGGCTAAGGTAGTCGGTTACGGCGAAGCGAAAGCTATTGTTGCCGCACCTGAGAACAAGATGGTTGCGCCTGCTGTGGTGAAGGAAGAGAAACCGAAAACCGAAACACCGAAACGCACTGCCCCTGCCGCCGCACGCGGGCGCGGGCGTGGTGGTCGAGGTAAATAATGGCGATCAATCCGCTACCCGCTGATACGTTCCCGCGCTGGCGCGTCACCACCGCACCGGCAATTACGCCGATTACGGTGGAGGATGTGAAGCTGTATGGGCGTATTGACGGCAGCGCGGAAGATGCTCTGTTGGGGCAGTTCATAGAGGGTGTGGTTGAGAACGCAGAATTGTGGCTCACCCGCGCCCTCATTACTCAATCGGTCACGATGTCGATGGACGAATGGCCCGCCACGAAGATCATTGATCTGCCGATGGCTGCTCCGCTAATTGGTGTAACTGAAGTTCGAACGTTAGATGAAGACGATGCGGAAACGGTATACGCATCGACTAATTACTATACTGATATTTACCGTGAACCAGGGGCGCTGATTATGACGCAGGACTCCACACCACCGACTAACACGGAGCGTGATGTTGGTGGTTACGAGATTGAGTATACGTGTGGGTTTGGCACATTAGCAACTGACGTGCCGTATACGATTCGCCTTGGTCTGATGATGTGGGCGGTGATCGCGTATGAGGATAGAACTGTAGCACCCGAACCGCCGCCGGAAGCGTTGAAAATGGGATTCGGCTTTTACAAGTTGGGGGATTCGTTCCTGTGACATGGATAGCGAACACCTTGAAAGAGCGTATACGGATTTGTGTTGCGGTGAACACGCCGAACGAGCGCGGATCTATGACGATGACCTATATACCGATTACGGAGTTGTGGGCAGCGTTCAAACCGATTAAGTGGGGAACGGCGTTAATGATGCAGGTTCGCGGGGTGCAGACTAATGATTTTAGGACGCACGAATTTCAGATTCGTTATGGTGCAGTGAAGTTGATCGGTCCTGCTGCGTTTGCCCCCGGTGAATTCGACGCTGGGTTTTATGGTTATGCCGGTGGTTTGGGGCGCGAATTTGACGAGGCGTTTAGTGCAGACTTTGCGTCAAGGGCCAAATTCAACCCGATTACATCGGAGTATTACATCAAGCTGCAACGCGAAGGGTCATGGGATACGTATCGAATGTTCCGCGTGGTGGGCACGTTGCAGGTTGACGAGAAACGCGAACGGTTAAACATCGTTGCCAAGGAATTAGAGGAATGGGGAACGGGTCATAATGTCGATTGACGCCACAGTTGAAGTAAAAGATTTTGAGAAGATCAGGATTCGTCTTGATGATATGTCACGTCATCTGACCGAAGAACTGTTGGATGAGTTGGAAGACGGTGCGTTGCAGATTCGAAATCGCATCATCCGTTCGATTCAACAGTCACCGGCAGACCCGTCGCGTCCTTATACGGCTGGTGGCAAAAAGGCGTATCGATCGCAACCGGGCAAACCACCAAAGGTGGATACCGGCGCAATGCTAGCGTCGATTCGCAGCCATTCGAAAATCGGCAAAGATAAGGCAGAGATTCGCGTTGGTTCATGGCTCAATAAAACGAAGGGTGCAAAATATCCGGCGTATCTCGAAAGCGGAACGCGGGGGGTGTTGCTTTCTAAACGATCGGGCGCACGCGGGGCAGGCGGTATGAAAGCCCGTCCTTGGCTTGAACCTGCTATGGAAAAGGAATGGCCCGGAATTAAGCGGCGGTTATCGGAAATCATGGGGCAGGAAATCAAACGAGCGACGAGGGGCGTATGAAACTCGGTTTAATATCATTGAAAATACGACAAGCCGAAACGCGGTTT